CTGTTCACGACGCCCAAGACCGGCCGTGTTCGCCGCGTGCCGATCCTGCCCCCGATGATCGACGAACTCCGAGCCCGCCGCCAGCTCGGGGGCGACTGGATCAGCCCGTACCGATCGACCAACGCCGGGAGCCTCGTGGCCGTCACGACCCGGCGAGGAATCCAGCCGTGGCATTTCCATCAGCTCCGGCACACGTTCGCCTGCCGCTGGCTGGATGCCGGCGGATCGCTCCCGGCGCTCCAAGCCATCCTCGGGCACTCGACCGTCCGGCTGACCGAACGCTACGCGAAGCTGTCAGACCGCGCCATGTTCGCCGAAGCGGACAGAGTTGGCACAATCACTGGCACAGTTGAAACGGAAGTGAAGCAGGACAACGACTTACAGGAGAAGCGATGAGTCTGCAAAACCGTTATCCGGCAGTTCGAATCTGCCTGGCGCCTCCACTTCAAATCATTGATGCAATTAGATTTGCGCCAGAGACATCATACGAATCATTGCCATTCAATCAGGCCAAGTGGGGCCATATGGGGCCACACGTTACCGCGTCAGACCCGGACTGTGACAGGCACAGTCGAATTGCAAGCGCGGGCCTGTATGGCACAGTCGCACCCGTTCCCGCCCACTTAGTAGGACCACCCGGCGCGGACGCGGCATGCGAACAGGGTTACGCTATTCCGGGCATCGTAGCTTGTGACCACTGCGGCGGTTTGGTCCAACCTCGAAAGCGTGGCGGTTCTCGTCGACGCTTCTGCTCCACCCGATGCCGGGTGGCGAAGTGGCGAGCCAACCTCACATGACCCGCCCCTGGTTCACCAAGCTCGAACGCGCCGACCGGCTCCCAGCCGATCCACACGGCGAAAAGCTCCGATGCCTCGCCTGTGACAAGAAACTCCGGTGCGTCTATCTACGAGACAAGCGTTACCTGCGCTACTGCAACCTGCAATGCCTCGACCTTGACCAAAGCCGGATCAAGGCGGAATTCTCGCGATGGATTGAGGGAAAAACGTTCGAGGATGAACTTCCACATATGCGAAAGATGATACGAAAAGGGGTCATGTGATCGCCTTCCGAGTCCACGGCATCCCAGCCCCCAAAGGTTCACTCCGCGCCGTCCGCGTTGGTCGCTTCGCCCGTGTCATCAATGACAACGAACGCACCAAGCCGTGGGCTGTACTCGTCTCATGGGCGGCTAAGGAAGCGATGATGGGGCAGCCGCCTTTTGACGGGCCAATTAACCTGGGCATGGTATTCATCCTCCCAAGACCCAAGGGCCGGCCGAAGCGCGAGACGCTCCCGGATCGACGCCCGGACCTTGACAAGCTGTGCCGGAATATCGGTGATGCGCTGGCCGGTATCTGCTATGTGGAGGACTCGCGCATCGTCAGCATCTTTGCCGTCAAACAGTACGGCCCCGAACCAGGGGTCGAAGTGAATGTCCGAACCGTGGAGGGCGACCGTTGAAATAGCCGAACAAGGTATATATGCGATAACTGCGGAAAGTGTCGGAACCAAGTTTTTATTTCAACCACGTGGAGGAGCCATGTTGAACAAGATCGCGCACGAAATCACGCTGCCACCGGGGATGGTCCCGAGAGATGCCGGAAAGGCTATCGCGGATGCCGTCGAAGCGTTGTTGATCGCAGCCGATTTGGAGGGCACAACCGATCACACCTTCGAGACTCGATTCCGCGTGGAACTCTGGCAGCGCAACACCGTAATCGCCGAAACGGTCGACGGCGCCGACATCACCATCGAAGACTTCGGGAGCGTGGCCGATGCTGAATCTTGACGAGGTGTTTGCCGACCGGAAAGGTATGACCATGCAGATCCGGACATCCTACGGCGCCGCGCACCAGGGGAAGTTCATCGCGCTCCTGGCCGACCGGGTAGTCCTGAAGGGTGAGACGCCACCCCCGAACAACCGGGAAATCCATGTTCACATCCCGCGCGAGGCGATAATTGAAGTGGCCGATCTTGGCTTCACCTCGATCCTGACCGCCCCCGGCCTCGTGGCAGTCGGCCGAGCGTAGTAAACTCATGGGATGTACTACATCCTTGAGATCGACGGCCATTGGTACGCTATCTGCCCAAGCGAAACCCCGCTTGCCGGCGGGTTGCTCGCCTCGATCTTCGTCGGCCCGGCCGACTCGATCACCGAGCTCGCGCAGCGCGTCGTCGAAGCGCAGGAAATCGAGCGGATCACGCGGCCCTAGATATGTGACCGTCACGGCGGTCGGGGTGTTCACATCCCCGACCATCACGGCCATATCAGTCTGCCAGTACTCCTCCCGAAACGATCATTACGTCATCTGGGGCACATGGGGCGACGTGGCTCCTTATGCCATTGAGCAGCACGCCGCGATGGTCTGCGAATGGCACGGGGCCCAGGCCGTCGCTTCGACCACGGAGCAACCGCTCTTTACCGATCCGGTCTGGACGCGCAAGGATTGGGAAGCCGTGACCGTGACTATTGGCGAAGCGTGCCAGGCGTTGACTGGCAGATCGAAAGCGTCGGTCTTTTCCATAGTTCAAGCGTGCCGTGACATTAACTACTCGACAGGCTCGCCGCGCAAATGGGGCGACGTTGTTACCGGGTCGATCCGTGATGTCTGGTCACAGGCGATGTCGGTAGCCACGGCGATGGCAGGAATCAGGGAGAGGATCAAGCGTGGGTAGGAAAGGGACGAACAGTTCCACCAGGACCGCAGAGCGGGTCAGAAAGCGGATCGAGTGTGACCTACCCGCGATGAATCTCCGCATCAAGGGGTACACCTACGATCAGATCAAGGTCGAGCTTGGCCTCGTGTCGAAGACTGCGGCGCGTGATGCCATTCTGCGTTGCCTTGATGACACCCTGCGTGAACCAGCCGACAAGCTGCGCGAGCTGGAACTGATCCGCCTTGACAGCTACCTCGGCAAAGTCGAGAGCCGGATGGATGGGGCCACGATTCAGGAAGCGGCGCGACTCTTGGACGTGGCGCTCAACATCATGACGCGGCGTGCCAGGCTCTTGGGCCTTGACGCCCCCAAGCAACTGGAACTGACCCCGAAGGGCAAGATTCAGGTCGAGTACGTGAACGACTGGCGCGGGAACAGCGCGAACCGGAAGGGCGATTCCGGGGAAAATGATCCTATCGCCTGACGCCTTCTCCGTCCGGTTCCCCTATCCACATCCCGGCCAGCAGCACGCCACGCGAATGGCGCGACGGTTCAACCTGATTATTTCAGGGCGACGCTGGTACAAGACGACCTTCCTCGGGGTCAAGGCGTGCGAGACGGCGCTCGAAGGTGGCTGGGTCATCTGGGGCGCCCCGACCGCTGACCAGTGTCGCACCGGGATGGATGAGGTTCGGGAGATGCTGGGCCCGCTCGCTCGCTTCAACGAGTCGCGGATGGAAGCCAACATCCGGTCAACCGGCGGCGTCATCCTTTGGCGTTCGCTGGATGACCCGGACAACGCCCGGAGCAAGACCGCGCACCGGATCATCCTGGATGAAATCTGCGACGTTCACGCTGAGGCATGGTCACGAGTCCTGCGTCCCATGTTGATGACGACGGGCGGTGACTTCTGGGGAGCCGGGACACCTCGCGGCCATGACTGGGTTTATGACCTCTGGACCCGCGCCGGGACACGCCCTGAAACATGGTCCCGCGTCAACGCGCCCACGCGAGGGTTCAAGATCGTTGGCGATCGAATCATTCAGACCCCTCACCCGTTTGAGAATCCAGACATCCCGTGGTCAGAGATGGAGGATCTCTGGGAGACGACCCCGGAGCGGATGTTCCGTGAGGAGAACGGGGCGGAGTTTATCGAGGATGGGGCAGGTGCCTTTCGCAACGTGTCCGCGATGGCGACTCACCTGCCACTCATGGGGCCAGAGCCAGGCCATAGCTACTTCATCGGCTGCGATTGGGGGCAGTCCGAGGATTACACGGTGTTCCTGGTCTACGACGCCACGGATCGAAAGGAAGTGGCACTCGATCGGTTCCGGCGTGCCGAGTACGAAGTGGCCGAGATGCGCCTGATTGAATTGGTCAAGCGTTGGCGCCCGGCCGGGACGATTGCCGAGGAAAACAACGTCGGCAAGCCGATCATCGAACACCTTCGCCGAAAGGGCGTCAAAGTCACCCCGTTTCTGGCGACGAACGCGAGTAATCAGGAGTGGGTGGACATGCTCGCTCTTGCTTTTGAGAGGCGGACCATCGGTATTCTGAACGATGAGACGCACGTAGCGGAGTTGAAGGCGTTCCGGGGGGAGCGGCTTCCGTCCGGGCGCTGGCGGTACGAGGCGCCGACCGGTCAGCATGACGACACGGTTGACGCGCTCGGCATGGCTGTATGGGGGGCCACGAAGGTTACGCGGCCGATTCCGGTGGATAGACGCCGGAGGATTCTGGCGCACGCGGGGTGAGGGGATGGGAGATTGATCTACTACCGGGACGCATCGTTTGAGGAGATTGTTGCAGCGGCGACAGCCGAGGGCCAACCGTCTCTAGCCAACTGGTACAACTCCGAACAGGCCGGGCTTCAACCGTACCGTGACGCGGTGCGCGGTGGTGAAGCGGCCAAGAAGTTCCTGGCACGAAAGCCCGACGAAGACGCGCTCCTGTTCAAGCTCCGGGAGGATGCGTTTCAGAATATCAACGTCTGCGAGATCATCGTTGACGAGCAATCCCACTTCGCCTATGGCCAGCCACCGACTCGCAAGGTCATGCTGTTCGGGGCGGAAGATCCGACCGACGAACGCAATGAGGTAATTGACCGGCAGTTCGGCGAGGTCTATGAGAACAATTGCGCCTACTCGTTCTACCGCGAGCAGATGGCTACGGCGGCGATTGCCGACCGCTGGACATGGCAAAAAATCTGGTACGGGCTGGATAAGAGCATTCGATTCAGCCGGATCAAGCGCGAGTGCGTCTACCCCGTCCGTGACCCAGCCGATCCGGATCGGTCATTGCTTGGCGTAGTCGAGATCAGGAAGCGCGGGACTGCTGATTTCGAATACCTGCTTTGGTCGACGACCGAAGTCAAGCGGATCACCGGCGGCTGGAAGCTGATCAGCGAGGAAGTCCACCCGCTGAAGGCACACAAGATGATCCCGTTCGTCCCATATGGGGACATCACGCTTGACGGTCGGCACGCGCTTGGCAATGCCTTCTATGATCAGATCGTTCTTATCAACATGCGGTCATGGGAATTGGCCGGCTGGCGGGCTCAGGCGTTCGCCATCCTGGTAGCCATCGGGGAGATGATTGACGAGGAATCCCCGTCCGAGGTGGATGGCGTCAAGCGCGTCAAGGTCGGGATGGATCGGTTCCTGCAAATGGAGAAGGGCGGCCAGTTCAGCGCCGTTAATCCCAACTTCCCGATCCAGCAGGTGCGCGAGGCCCAGTCCGACCTCCTGCGGGAATCGCTGGAACGATCGAAGGTGTCGAGCACGGCGGTGGATTCCAGCGGCACGCCAGAGCAGCCGTGGAGCCTGATCATGCGGCATCTTCGCCCGCTTCAGGATCGGATGCTCAATATCGCCCGGTTCAAGGCGTCCGAGATGCTGACCATGCGCACCGTGGCAGCCACGGCCAATGCGGTAGGCATGCTCCCGATCGTCCCGGATGGGCTGGTCTACAGCGTGACCTTCCCCGAAGACATTCTGCCGATGAACAAGAAAGAGCAGCGCGACATGGACGCGACCGACGTGGAAGCGGATCGCGTGTTGCTTGAGGATTACGTAGAGAAGTGGATCAAGGCTGGGGCACGGAAAGAGGAAGTGAGCGCCTACGTCGAAGCTCTCGACAAGCAGCGCATGACGCGGCAACAGGGGGTGGTGGACATTCTTGGCGGCGGGCGCAAATCCCCGTTCGGTCTGCCGCCACCCGCGACGTCGAAGGCTGGCGAACTCTACCCAGAGGACAAGATCCCGGCGCCGGTTGAGGCTTAAGCCGTGGACGCCCGCACCAAAGCGGCGCTGAAGCGGCTCCATTCGATTCGACGGGCCGCCCTGCTCGAACTGTCGCGGCTCGAGGATTCAGCTGTTGCCGAAGTGGTCAGAACCGCAACCGGGCTGACAAGGCAGGTTGAACGGCTACTGGCCACGAACCAGACCGCGCGTGCCGAGCAGCTTCTGGGGTCGATTGACCTGCTCCTGTCCGAAGTAACGATCCGCCAGGAGCGGTTCCTGCTCGCCACGAACGATTCGATTCTTGACGTGTCGCTGTCCATGAAGGCCGAGGGGCTGGCCAGTTTCGGGATCGTGACGCCCAGGCGCATCCTCGCTTTGTCGCAGCAGTTCAACGCCGACTTCCGCCCGGACCTGCGTTCGGATGCCTACAACCGCTGGATTAGGCGCATCCCGAAGGAATCGCTTTCCCCAGAGTCCGCTTTGCGTGACGCCTTGGCTGAAGCCGTTTCGACCGGCAAGTCATCGAAAGATGTCGTGGCGGACTTCCTCGCCCGGTCCAAGTTCGACAAGGAATTCAAGACGGCCGGGCAATTCCTGCGCTCGGATGTGGCTTTCAAGAATCTGCCGGTTATCCAGCAGAAGATCGCCCCGCTGTTCCGGGCGCTCCGGGTCATGCGGACGGAGATGGGGCGTTTGGACAACGTGGCCGGGATCACGTTCGACCAGGCAGCGGGGCTCGACTACTTCATCAACCTCGGGATCGGGGACGACCGGCAGTCTGAAATCTGTGCCGATGCCACGCTCCAAGACCCGATGACACTGGCCGAATGGGGCGCGTCCGAATGGGAGATTGCGCCGCGTCACCCCTATTGCCGGTGCGCGATGTACGGGGTTCCGGACTACGTCACGAGCAACATGAGTGCAACTGCTCTTGACCTGGCAGGCGTCCTAAATGTTGAGATGGTGGAAGCGTAGGCGGGTGACTCGACCCCAGTGATCGGTAGAGGCCATTGAGGCCCCGGCAGCAGATGACGCCCTTCATAGGCTGCCGACCGTGACCGAAGTCGAGTCGCCCGTTCTTCGCCGCCGGCCTGGGGCCGGGTCGTGTGTGTGGTGGTGTGGTGTGGCGGGGAATCGACCCGGCCTCTTGTCGTGCGGGGAGTGGATGAAGGCTCGAAAGTCATGCGATTGCACCAGAGCGAAGTTGACCATCCGCGAGGGTCGGTCCTTCTGCATCAATTGCGAGCGGCCCCACACCAAGCGGGCCCTGATCCAAGGCGCCCCGCAATTCGTCTCCACGAAGCAACCCCAAGGCAAGGGGATCCCCACGCGCTGCGTTGAACGGGCCACCCCATCGAACGCGGTTGAAGCGGTGGATGAGTGCATTGCCAAAGGCGGGAGCGAAGAAGACGCCAAGTGGAAACTGCGGCAAACCATGAGCGGCGCGTACACCCCGAAGGCGGATTACATCGAGGGGATGCAGCTCGGGCTCAATCGAATCGAACAGAAGTTGGACAGCCGAGACAACCCGGGCGGAGTCACCATCCGGAAGATCAAGGCCGAGAAGAAGCCGGGAGGCTGATAGATGACCACGGAAGCCGGGAAGGCAACCGAAACGCCGGGCGCGGGAAGCGTTCCAGCGGTAACACCGATTACACCAGCCGGGAAGGCTGATGCGACTCCGACCATTCCAACCGATGTCATGCCGCTTGTCGAAAAGCTGTTCGACGAACGACTGGCGAAGGTACTGCCAGCAAAGCAGGCGGAGTGGAAGCAGTCGCAGGATCAGGAAAAGAAGCAGGCGGAAATGACGGAGCTTGAAAAGGCCACCGCCAAAACCGCCGAGCTTCAGGCGCAACTGACCACCGCCAACGCGAACTACACGCGTGAGAGTCGAGTCCGGGAACTGGTCGGGAAGGCCGTTCCGTCACTCATGGCCGAGGGGATCGTAAACCGTCTGGGAGATGGGTTCACGATCGAGAAGGCTGTTGAGATGGCCAATGCGGAGCTTGCACCACTCAAGGCGGGATCGGGTGTCGTCACGCCCTTTCCCGGTGCCGGGGGTTCCCCTGGCGCCTCGTCCGAATCCCTCTCCGATGAACAGATCCAGGATGCGGTTCGCAGCGGCCGGATGAAACTGGCCGATGCCAACGCACTCTGGGATCAGCGAAAGCTCAGCGCATCGGGGGCAAAGCAGTAAGGAGCTACCCGAATGGGTGCGTCATACACCGCTGTAAACAGGCTGTCGACCGAAATTGACGACCTGAATCAGACTCGAATCGAAACGAACATTCAGGAAACGATGGTCCGTGACGTGGGCTGGATGAACGGCTCACTCTGCAACGTCCAGGACTTCTCCGGCCCCGGAACCGTGACGCAGGTCAACATGGAGCCCGGCCTCTCGATGACGCAGACGTCCGAGTCGGCCACCACCGGCATGGGTGACGTTACTGTCGCATGGAGCACCAGCAACCGTCAGATCACGGCCTATCTCCACGCCGTCGATGTGGTGCTGACGAAGGTGGCGCTCGAAGCGAACATCGGCAATATCGAACCCTACATCATCCGGGCCGGTGTCCGCGCCGGCCTCAAGGCTGTCGAAACCGCCGCCGTCGCTCTCTACACCGAGGCGCCCGCGTCCAGCCCCGATCACGAGATCGGCGTGTCCGGCACGC